AGTATGTTGCAAACACATCCAACTCACCAACGCATTTAAGACTGTCAACGAAGTTGACTGTACAGTATCAACAGATGGATGGTACAACTCCAATTAATGCACTTGAAGTCAATGATGTGATCACATCTAGTCGTTTCAAGACACTTGCAGAAGCAGGTGCTTTGGGTTTTGTTACTGATCTTGGTGCTGACTTGGCGACCAACTCTCTTGTTAATGCTGTTCGTGCAGCAAACGCAACGGTAGTTTTCACCCGTGAAGATGAAACAGAATCTGATGCATCCATCTATTCAGTTTACATAAATAATGTTGATGCATATTCTAACTATAATGCGTTCGAAGTCAACGATGTTGTTCTTAGAAGCACGAGTGCTACGCAAATTGCTGATGTTCTTGAGGTGCAGGGTCCAGAGGCGAACACTTACTCTGGCGAAATCTTGTACACAGAAAATGTTCAGGCAGTAACACGTGACCCAGATCAAATTGAAGACTTAAAAATTATTCTAGATTTCTAAAGGTATAGCAGATGGCAATCGAAACGAATCTCAATCAAAGTCCATACTTCGATGACTTTAGCGAGGACAAGAACTTCCATAGAATTCTGTTCCGTCCAGGTTACGCAGTACAGGCACGTGAACTCACTCAAATGCAGACTATTCTGCAGAATCAGATTGAGCGTTTCGCAAATGAAGTGATGATTGATGGCACCATCGTAACTGGTGGTGGTCTGATTACTGATCAAACAAACTATGTCAAGTTGCGTGATAAGGATGCAAACAACCGTGTTCTTTTGTTGTCTGATTTTTATGAGAATGGCGTAATTGCAAACTGCACCATCACAGGTGCAACAACAGGCATGACTGGTAAGTTGGTTTCTGCCGTAACTGGTTCAGAAGCAGCGGCTCCAGATTATCTGACAATCTATTGCCACTACACCAACTCTGGTTCAAATAACACAACAAAAGCATTCGGTGATAACGAAACACTGATCTTCCGTCGTTCTTCTAACTCTGAATTTATTGTTGCAGCGAACACAATCACTGCTTCTGCTACTGGTAAGTCCATGAAGGCGAACATCTCTGATGGTATTGTTTACCATAAGGGAAACTTTATTCGTATGCCTTCTCAGAGTGTTATCGTTGGTCGTTATAGTGTAACACCAAATGCATATATTGGTATTACAACAACCGAAACACTGATCGATTCCAATGATGATAGTTCTTTGTTGGATAACTCTACTGGTTCCAGTAACTATACTGCTCCAGGTGCAGAGCGTTTGAAGTTGTATCCAACTCTGACTGTTCAGGACTATGGTTTCGCAAACACTTCCTCTTACTTCACGATTGCGGTTGTTGAGGGTGGTTCTATTGTTCAGCGTAATGATGATACAATCTACTCAGACATTGGTAAGTTTGTAGCAGAAAGATTGTATGATACCAATGGCAACTTTGTTGTACAACCATTCAATCTTCGTGTTCGTGAGCATCTGAAGAAAACCAATTCGTTGGGTCGTTACACCGCATCTGAGGGTGGCGATGCTGATAAGTTGGTTGTTGAAATCGAAAAGGGCATTGGTTATGTGTCTGGCGATAAGATTCAACTTCAAGCAGCAAGATTCCTTGATGTAGATAAGGCAACTGCATATAATAGTCAAAATGCGGTTGTGGTTGGCCAGGCAGTCGGCAACTATGTTTATGTTAATGAATGTGTCGGTACATTTGAGTTCTTTGATCTCGGACAAGTAACCATCTACAACGCTGCGCAGCAAGGCATTACTGGTAAGAATCTTGGCAATCAGTCTGCTCAAGGTACGGCAATCGGTACATGTAAGATTCGTGGTTTTGGTTACGATTCTGGCACAATGGGTACTGCAACTGGTAAGATGCGCCTCTACATCTTTGATGTAAATATGAACAGCGGTTATTCTTTCGCTGATGCTCGCTCTTTCCATATTGACAATGGTTCCTATAACTCTATGGCAGATATCGTTTTGACGAACGGTTCTGCTAAGTTGCAAGAAACCAATCTGAATACTTTGGTATTCCCTGTTGGTCAAAAAGGACTGAAGACTCTTAAAGATGCTAATGATGTTGTTGATACGCAGTTTGTATATCGTGCTGAGAAGAATGTAACCATTCCTTCAACTGGCACGGTTACAGTAACTGCGAATACACCACACGCTGGTGGTACAGAAACTATGAACGAAACTGGTACATTGTCTGCCAGTGAAAGACGCAACATTCTTGTAATTGCTCGTGAGACTGTAGAAACTGCAGCGCATACTGGTACAATTAGTGGAACCAGCGGCAACACCGTAACTGGTTCTGGTACTTCGTTTGATACTCAGTATCGTGTTGGCGACTTCATTGCCATCGGTGCAAATAATCCAGAACGAATCACAGAAATCACCAACGCAACGACAATCAAGGTTGCGAATACATACGGTGGTTCTCAGACTGGTGCACATAAGACTGTATTCCCATCAGGTTATATCTTTGATCTGACCTCTAACGGTTCGATCACTTCTACCTCATCACAGCACTCTATTGATCTTGGTACTGCTAATCTTGCTTCTTCGTTTGCTGCAACAGTCTACTTCAATAGACTTCGTTCAGATGCGGTACAAACTGCTAAGACAGTAAACAAAGATAAGTTTATTCATATCAATACTGGTTCGCATAGCGCAAGCAAGTCTGGTCCATGGCCACTTGGTGTTGCCGATGCGTTTAAGTTGGTTGCTGTTTATAAGGGAACCAACACCGCAGTAACAACTTCTGACAGTGATGTAACTTCGCACTTTGAACTTGATTCAGGTATGAAGGATGCGATGTATGATAACTCTTATCTCGTACAGAAGAAAGATAGTTCGCTTGATCTCACTAACTGTGGGTTGATGGTCAAGTTCAATTACTTTGGTCGTGATCGTTCTTCAGGTATCGGTTATCTTTCTGTTGATTCTTATCCAGTAGATAATGCAAATACTGCAAACACAACGGCAATTACAACTCAGGAAATCCCTGTGTTCCGCAGTCCGACTTCTGATCGTGTATTTGATCTTCGTGATCATATTGATATGCGTCCGATCAAGAGCAATAGCGTAACACCAAATGCAGTTGGTGCAGTTGGTACATGCCCAACAAACCCAGCAGCAAGCACAACCTTCAATGTTGATTCTGATGGCGCATTTATGCCAACTCCAGATGAAAACTTCCAGTGCGATCTGCAGTACTATCTGCCTCGTAAGGATCGTGTTGTGGTCACGAAGGGTGGCGCATTCTCAGTAATCAAGGGTGTTCCAGATCTGAGTCCACAGACTCCATCTGAAACTGCAGGTGCAATGACACTTGGTGTGCTGGACATTCCTCCATATCCATCGCTCTCTCCATATGTTGCGAAGGTTTATGAGCGTCCAGAATATGCAGTGAAGATGACGCTGGAAAACAATCGTCGTTACACGATGAAAGATCTGCGTTCTGTTGAACAGCGTGTAAGAAGTCTTGAATACTATTCAACACTGAATCTTCTCGAAGCACAAACTAAGAACAAGCAGTTGTTGAGCACTGAGACTGGTGCTGATCGCTTCAAGAATGGTTTCTTTGTTGATGACATGGGTTCTCATGTAAATGTAGACACTCAAAATCCATACTATCGTGCGGCAATTGATGTCAACGAAGGTATGTTGCGTCCAACTTTTGAACGCAGTGACATTTCTTTGACTAAGGATGTTTCTCTGTCCTCTAGCAATGTAACTAAGACTGGTGATATTGTAACACTGTCTTATACACATACTGCGTTGATTGATCAACCTTATGCATCGAAGTTGCGTAATCCAGTACAGGAATTGATGTTCAACTGGCGTGGTCAGGTTACTCTTGATCCACCAGCGGATAACACTCCTGACATTACTCAGTTGCCAGATGTTCAACTTGACTTCTCTGGTTTCTATGATGCAATTGAAACCATCGCCAATAGAACTGGTCTGAACAATGGTCAGATTCAGTGGGGTGGTTGGGTACAGTCTGGTAGAACCAGAACCAATACTGGTGTCAAGACTACACTGAGTTCTGTAACAGAAACAATTTCTCTCGGCAACACGATTGAGAATATCTCTGTTCGTGAGTATATGCGTTCTCGTGAAATTCGTTTCACTGCTACACGCATGAAACCAAACACTCGTGTATATGCTTACTTCGATGATGAGAAGGTATCTGATTATTGTACACCAACCAATTCCAGTTTCGTAGATACTGGCGTTGAAGGTGCTGCTCTTGTAACAGATTCTTCTGGTAATCTGTATGGTAAGTTCCGTCTGCCAAATGACACCAATCTGAAGTTCCGTGTTGGCACGAAGCGGTTTGTGTTGAAGGATATTTCTGATCCAATCACTCAGGCAGACTTGGTTACTACAACTGGTCATGGCGACTTCACCAGCAATCCGCTCGAAATTACGATGCGTGGTACTGATGTGAATATGCAGATTCCTCAGTTCTCTCAGCAGACTGTTGTTGAGAAGCAAGTACTGCATACTGTTGCGGATGGCGACCGCTCTTGGTGGGATCCAATTGCGCAAACCTTTACTGTTAATATTTCTGGCACCAATGATGGAGTATTCATCACTAAGATGGATCTGTACTTTGGTAAGAAAGATAGCACTCTGCCGATCACTCTGCAGATTCGTGAAGTTGTTAATGGTTTCCCAACTGAAACGATCGTACCATATGCAATTAAGACTCTGCCAGCATCAAGTGTAAACACTTCTGCTGATGCATCGACTGCAACCACCTTTACCTTTGACACGCCAGTATTCTTGAAGAATCAAACAGACTATGCGTTCATTGTAATTCCAGGTGGTAACTCAGATCAGTATGCAGTATGGACTGCGCAGTTGGGTGGTTCTGATGTTTTCCGCCCTAACACGATTATCAACAAGCAGACTTATTCTGGTGTTCTGTTCTCCTCGTCTAATGACAAGACTTGGAATCCTATTCAGGATGAAGACATTAAGTTCACTATGTATCGTGCTGAGTTCTCTACCTCTACTGGTACAGTTTACATGGAGAACTCTGATCAGGATTACTTCACGATTGATAACATCGATGGAACATTCCGTGTTGGTGAATCAATTACTTCTGAATCAGTACTGACTGTTGCAAATACTTCAACGCTGACTGTTGGTCAGGTTCTGAAGTCTAAGGCAGCATATGATGGTGCAGCAATTACCAATACCAACTTCGCTAACGGTGCAATTCTGCAGATTGTAGATAACACTGCTGGTGCGACTGTTGTTAAATTGGCAGCAATCGGTACATTCCCGAATACTTCTACTGCCAGTGCCTACAACATCTATGATGGAGCAGGTACGCTGGTTGGTACAACTACTGCACACCAAGCAAATGCTGCTTCTGGTACTGTATCGTTCTTCTATGGACCAAAGAATAAACTTTATGTTTCTTCTAGCACTGGTTACTTCGCAAATGGTTATGTTCGTGGTCAGAAGTCTGGTGCTCAGTGTAGAGTTGTAACGGTTGATGATTTGCAGATGAACTCTGTTGTACCAAAACTTCCAGAGATTAAGTACAACAAGACCTCTGCTGGTTGGGCAGTTCGTTCAACTTCCTCTGCTGGTGCAATCAGCAGCGATTGGGTCAATGTTACTCTTGGTGAAGAAAACAACTTCTACGATAATGAGAAGAAAGTGTACTCTGTTTCTAACGAAAGCAGTTTGACTCCAGTTGGCGGTTCTACCAAGTCCTTTGTTCTGAGAGGAACAATGAGTACCACTGATTCTCGTGTATCTCCAGTAATTGATACAACCAGAGCAAATGCAATTATCCTTGGTAACAACATCAATAATGATAACACTGATGAACACAAGGAAGTTGGTAATGCATCTGTTCGTTATATCAGCAAGAAGATTACTCTTGCCGATGGTCAGGATGCTGAAGATATGGTTGTGTATATGAATGCATTTAAACCTGTCGGAACAGACATTCAGGTTTATGCTCGTATCATCAACGGTGAAGACGGTGAAGCATTCACGGATAAGGATTACACTCCGTTGACTCAGATTACTGCTTCGAATACCTATTCTTCTGGTTTCGACGGCAGAGATATTAAAGAGTTTGAGTTTGGATTCAGCGCAAACACTGATGGTCAAGGATTCTTAACCACAGCAAATAATTTCGCACGACTAAATAGTTCTAACAGCGAAATTGTGGCATATCGTGGTACTGATGGTGCAATCTATCATAGTTATAAGACCTTCGCTATTAAGATTGTTATGACTTCCACTGGAACAAACCTTGTTCCTCTGGTAGATGATTTGAGAGTAATTGCGTTGCAGAAATAATGAAGCACAGATTTTTGCAAATTGACACTGATGATACATTGGTTCGAGATTCCAAGACCAATGCGGTGCTCAACACCGATATGACTGCTTTGCAAAAATATAAAGTGGTAAGGGATAAAGAAAGGCAAATGCGAGAAGATATCGATAATCTGAAAACAGATATGTCTGAAATCAAGCAATTGCTCCAGCAACTTGTAAATAGAGATTAAAGATGTCAGTAACAATAGCAAATACTGAACTTGTCGACAGTTTTAACACGTGGCGATTAAACACCAATTTGATTGCAACTGCGATGTCCAACAACGTCGTCAGTGTAAATCCAGGTGGCGATGCATCACGTGGTGGACTGGCAACTGGTAATGGTCATATTATCGGGACATTCTCTGCCACTCAGTTACGAGCAACGACAATCAAAGGTGGTAACACCACTAACGAAGCATCTCTTTCAATTGCTTCTAACACTGCCATCACTGGTACGCTCTCTGTTTCTAGTCATGCCACATTCAATGGCAATGTAATCTTCAATCAGACTGGTCAAGAAGTTGTAGATCTTGGCGATGTTGCCTACTGGAGATTGACAGGTGGTACTGCTGGTCAGGTTCTAAGAATTACAACTGGTGGTGTTGCGGATCTTAAATCACTGACTCTCCGTGACATTACGAATCTCTCATCCAACTCTTCAAACATTACACTGTCTGGTGCAAACACTGCTTTTGCTAAGTCAGCAAGCGAAACACCAGCACTGAGATTTGCTAACGCTAATGACGCCATCGCAATTTATATGGCGAATGGCGCAGGCATGACTGGTGAATCTGATCTGTTTGTTAAGTTGGCAGACAATGGTGGTGGTTCTGCGGTTGTTTTCACAAATAATGCAAACACTACCATGGCATCTGTTACCAGTACAGGAAGATTGACTGCCAACACCTACTACAACAATGCTGGTGATACAATGGCAACCAGTGGAGATGCACTGGCACTGGCAATTGCGTTGGGGTAAGACATGGCAGCGAAGGCAAATTTAGTTGTTGATCAAGGTGCTGACTTCTCTACCACAATCACCGTAGAGGATGCTGGTGCTGCTGTTGATTTGACAGGTTATACTGCGAACGGACATATTCGTAAGCACTACTCATCAACAACTGCAGTTCCAATTACTTGTTCGTTTGGTACTCCAAGATCAGAAGGTAAGATTACACTTTCTCTCTCAAGAGCAACGACTTCTGATATGGAAGCAGGTCGCTATGTATATGATGTGGAAATTACGAGTTCCGCAAACACAAGATCAAGATTAGTGGAAGGAATCGTTACGATTACACCTGAAGTCACGAGGGCATAAAAATGGCATTCACTGTCAAACTCGGAAACTCATCTACTGGGGATTTCAGTGTTAATTTTGATCCACCGACAAACGATGTAACACTTAAGAACCAAGCATTGTCTGGTGGTCGTATTGATTCACTTGCTGATGTAGACACATCTGTGTCGCAAGCAAATGGTTCTATTCTTGTATATAATGCTGCGACTGATACTTATGTTCAGCGTGACATTCTTACCTATGATACAGGCACTGGTGCTTTCAAACTTGAGGGCGGATCGTTCTAATGGCAATTATTTCGATCAAGACCTCGCAGAGCAATAATGCTCCAACAGCACTTGCGAATGGCGAACTTGCTTACTCCTACTCGGCCAATAAATTGTTTATTGGTCAAACGGATACTGCCACATCAGCAGTGTCTGTTGAATACATCGGCGGCAAATTGCTTGTCGATAAAGTTGCGAATCTTGAAAGCATTGTCATTAGTGGCAACAGAACATATACCAACTTCACTGTATCTGGTAATCTTACTCTGTCCTCTATTGCTAGTGATTCTACATTGATTACAAAAGCAAATGGTAGAGTTGATGGTGTGAAAGGCACAAGTGGTCAAGTCTTTCAAGTAGCAGCAAACGGAACACCTTATTTTGATAGTTTGAATGGCGGAACATTTTAGAGATGAGCGATTATTATGATGATAACAGTGATAATCTAGTTCTTGAGTTGAGTAGAGCAGTTGCTGAATTAAAGCAAGAAAACAAAGATCTACGAAGAGAATTAGAAGCAAGGGACAAGTTGCCTGTTCCTAAAACGATTGTACAACAGATCGTTGAGATGGAAGCGATTATTCGCAAGCAACAGGCAGACTTAGACTACTATAAGAAATATGTTAACCCTCAAATTATTATAAATAAAGAAAACAAAGAAAAGCCAACTCGCCGTGGTGGGTTGCGATAATAATAATCAAGGAGTGTCCTAATCATGGCATCAATTATCAAGATCAAGCGCAGTACCACTGCGAGTTCCGTACCAAATAGTTTGGCCGAAGGCGAACTGGCGGTCAACCTCTTTGACAGAAAACTTTATGTAGGTAACTCTGCTGGTGTAACTGCTGTTTCTGGTGAGAATTACACTCTTGCCACTTCTGCTGCTACTGCTGGTGAAGGCGCATATATCACGCTGAGTGGTGATCAGGGAACAAGTCAAACTGTTACGATTGTTCCTGGCACTGACATTGATGTTAATCGCAACGCTAACGGTGCGATCGGTATCTCTCTTGAAGGCACGATTGGTTCTGACACTACTGGTAATGCTGCTACTGCTACTGCTCTGGCAACTGGTAGAACGATTTCTCTGACTGGTGATGTTACTTATACCTCTGGTTCTTTCAATGGTACAGGTAATGTAACTGGTGCTGCTACTCTTGCAACTTCAGCAGGTAGCACTCTTGCTAACTATTTGCAGGTTGCTAACAGTACAGTATTTGCCACTAGCGCAACTGTTGCTTCTAACCTCGCAAACACCAATGCCTACATTGCTGACACTTATACCTATGCAAGCAGCAAACTCGGTGGCACTGCTACTGTAACTCTGACTGGTGATGTTACTGGTACTGCTTCTTTCTCTGGTAACACTGTCTCAATCAGCACTACCTATAACAATGATGTTGTACTTGGTACTGACACTTCTGGCAACTATGCTGCTGCTGTAACTGGTACTACAAACGAGATCGAAGTTTCTGGTTCTGCTGGTGAAGGTACAACCTTCCAGATTGGTCTGCCTAACGATGTAACCATCGGAAATGATCTGACTGTTACCAATGATTTGGGTGTGCAGGGTAATGTTACCATCGACGGTAATCTGACTGTTGAAGGTGGCGTAACTTATATTTCTTCATCGACTGTAAATGTTGATGATACCATGATCAAACTGTCTGCTAACAATGCAGGCAACTCTGTTGACCATGGTGTATATGCTAAGTATGTTGATGGTGCAACCACCAAGTATGCTGGTTACTTCCGTGATGTTTCTGACTCTAGCATATTCAAGTTCTACACTGGTCTGCAAACTGAACCAGGCACAACTGTAGATACTGGCGCAACAGGTTATACTCTGGCGCAGTTGGACGCAGTTATTGATGGTGGAACTTACTAAATAGAAAACAGGAGAGCAATGCCTCTATATAGAGGCTCTCCAGTTTATATAACGGACTACATAGTCCCTGAACAATTAGGACCATAGATATGGCGTCGGTCGTTAAGATCAAACGCACTGCCGTTGCGGGCAAGGCACCAACAACTTCGAACATCACTACTGGTGAGTTGGCACTCAATCTGAGTGACGGTCGCTTGTACTCCAGTGATGGGTCAGTTGTATTTGAAATTGGTGCAAATACGCATTCTATGACTGTCGGTTCAGGTACTTTCTCAATTGCCAATGGCGCAATCACATTCCCATCTGCAGACGGTACTTCTGGTCAATCATTAGTAACTGATGGTTCTGGTAATCTGTCTTGGGGTTCAGGTTCTGGTGTAACTGCAGGATTTCCGTTTTATAAATCAGATGGCACGCAGGATAACATCTCTGTGGCAGGTGGTTCGTTTCCGTTTTATAAATCAGACGGAACTCTTGATTCGATCTTGGTAGCATAAAGGATAGATTATGCCAGCAAATACAGCAGTTATTCCACTCAAGGCAATCTACACGAACGGTGATGTAACGTCGTTGGGTGAATTGAATACAGGTGATAAATTAGATCCGACTTTTGTCGATCTAAGCAATTACATGCAAGTTGCGAATGTGACATCTACCTATGCAACATCAGGAGATTCACTTGCATTAGCAATTGCGCTCGGATAATCGTTATAAATAGATGTAATTAACAAACGGAATTACTGAAATGGCAAATACTTTCAAAAACTATACTTCTCGCAATGTGGGAACAAGTGCAGTCACGGTTGGTTCTTACACTGTTGGTGCAAGTACACAAACCACTGTAATTGGTCTCTCAGTTGCCAACAAGCACGCCAATACTGTCAGTGTGGACTGCTATCTTAATGATGGTTCAAATGACACTTACCTCGTGAAGAACGCTCCAGTTCCTGCAGGTGGTGCATTGGTTGTTATTGGTGGCGACCAGAAGGTTGTACTTGAAACAAACGACAATATCAAAGTTGTTGCTTCAGAACCAACCTCATGTGATGTTATCATGAGTCTTCTGGAAATCACCTGAGGAATTAAGATATGGCATATACAGGACGTGCACCCAGCGACGCTATTATTGACAGTGCTGCAATTGCCGATGGTGTCATTGCAACTGTTGACATTGCTGATGGTGCAGTAACTTCACCAAAGATTGCTGCTAAAGGAATTCAGGCAAATAACATTGCCGATGGAATTATCACTTCAGCACAAATTTCTGCGGGTGGTGTTGCTGCGAATGCAATTGCCACTGGTGCAGTAACAGCACTGAAGATTGCGAATACAATCTATACAACCAATGCATACTTCTCTGTACCTACAGGAACGACCTCAGACCGTCCTGGCAGTCCTGTAAAAGGGCATTTCCGCTATAATGGTCAAACTGGTTCGGCAGAAATCTATGACGGTTCTGCATGGGGTACAGTTGGTGGTGGAGCGACTGGTGGCGGTTCTGATGATGTGTTCTATGAGAACTCAGCGAATGTGACTGTGAATTACACAATCACTTCTGGTAAGAATGCAATGAGTGCTGGACCAATTACGATTGATACTGGTGTAGCAGTTACTGTGCCAACTGGTTCCGTCTGGACGATTGTTTAAGGTATAAATAAAGATATGAGCAATGTAAAAATAAGTTCAAATGCGTCAGGAAGTGGTACTTTCACCATTGCTGCCCCGAATTCAAACACCGACCGCACTCTGACTCTGCCTGATGAGGCGGGTACTGTGCTGACGAGTGCGAGTGATATTAGTCAACAGGCTGGCGGCGGATTTAAGTCCATGCAGGTTTTTACTTCGTCTGGCACTTGGACAAAACCTTCTGGAATCAACACAATTAAAGTTTATGTTACCGGCGGCGGTGGTGGTGGTGGTGGCTCTGGTGATGGAAATGATGCTTCTGGCGGCGGCGGAGGCGGCGGAACTGCAATCAAAGTTATTGATGTATCTGCTGTGAGTTCCGTATCTGTAACTGTAGGTACTGGTGGGCTTTCGGGAGGTACTGCGTATAACGGTGATCCGGGCGGCACTTCTTCTTTTGGGGCTTATTGTTCCGCTACTGGTGGCGGTCAGGGCATTAACGGTAACAGTGGTGCGACTGCCGGCGGGGATGG